ATGGAAAACACCACCCCTGACGTGGAGGTGATCCGGTCCAAGGCCGCCGAGGCCGAGCGTAGCCGTATCGCCGCCATCACCGCTCTCGGTGAAAAGCATGGTCTCCAGGAGCTCGCTCGCGAGCTCGTTGATGGTGGCCGCTCCGTGGACGAGGCTCGTGCCGCTGTCCTCGAAAAAATCGACACTCGCGCCTCCAAAGTGGAACACCGCATCGCTGACGAAAAGGCCAACGATCTTGGCCTCTCCGAGAAGGAAACCCAAGAGTTCTCCTTCCTCCGTGCCTTCAACGCTCTGGCCAACCCGAGCGACAAGAAAGCCTGGGAAGCCGCCGCTTTCGAGCGTGAAGTTTCCGACGCTGCTGCCAAGAAGTACGGCAAGCCCGCAAACGGCATCATGGTGCCGAACGAGGTGCTTCGTCGTGACCTGACCGTCGGCACCCCCACCGCTGGCGGCAACCTGGTCGCCACCGAGCTGCTGGCTGGTTCGTTCATCGACCTGCTGCGCAACCGCATGGCTCTGATGCAGGCTGGCATCACCATGCTGTCCGGTCTGCAGGGGAATATCAGTATTCCCAGGCAAACCGCCGGTTCGACCGCCTACTGGATCGGCGAGGGAAGTGCCCCCACCGAGAGCCAGCAGTCGATCGACCAGGTCAACATGTCGCCCAAGACCGTGGGTGCCTTTGTTGACTACTCCCGCCGCCTGCTGCTCCAGAGCAGCGTCGACGTGGAAGCCATGATCCGCCGCGACCTGGCCAGCGTGATCGCGCTTGAGCTGGACCGCGCCGGCGTCTACGGCACCGGTTCCGCCAACCAGCCCCTGGGCCTGACCGGCACCTCCGGTATCGGCGCTCAGACCCTGACCAGCTACGGCACCTTCGCCGAGTACATCGGCATGGAGACCGACGTTGCTTCCGCCAACGCCGACGCCGGTTCGCTGCGCTACATCATCAACGCTGCTGCCCGCGGCGCCCTGAAGAGCACCGCTCTGATCGGCACCGAGGCTCGCTTCGTTTACGAGAACGACGAGATCAACGGCTACCCCGTGATCGTGTCCAACCAGCTGGCCAGCAACGACGCTCTGTTCGGTGACTTCAGCCAGTTCGTGATGGGCATGTGGTCTGGTCTCGACCTGACCGTCGATCCTTACGCCGGCGCCACCAGCGGCAACGTGCGGATCATCGCCCTTCAGGATGTTGACTTCGCCGTCAAGCAGCCTGGCGCCTTCTGCTACGGCACCTGATCACCATGAAGATCGAGATCCTTCGCTCGGTCATGATTTCGGGGGAGCTGGCTGAGGCCGGCTCCTTTCCCGAGGTCACCGTGGCCGACGCCAATCTGCTGATCGGCATGGGCAAGGCTCGCCTCGCTCCCGAGGTTGTGCCTGCACCCGAACCCGAGGCTCCCAAGAAGAGCCGCAAGCCTGCTGCCCCCACCGCCTCCGAGGAGGACTGACCCATGGCAATCATTCAGCAGGCGCTGGAAAAGCTCGAGCATTTTGCTCTGGCCCCCACCGCCTCCCGCAACGCCGCCCTCGACGGCACCGCTGTCGATCTGCGCCCCTATGACGGCGACGTGCTCCTGATCCTCGATGTGGCATCTGGTGGTACTTCCACCTGCACCGTCACGCTGCAGGACAGCGCCGACAACGTCACCTTCACCAACGTGACTGCAGAGTTCACCCGTGATGGTGTTCTCCAGCCCTCCGGCACCGTCGCCTTCTCCCAGGTCAGCACTTCTGCTTCAAAGCAGACGCTGGTCCTGAGCAAGGATGGCCTGCGCCGCTATGTGAAGGCTGTGTCTGCTGAAGCTGGCACCCACGTCTATTCCGTCAACGGACTGGGCGTGAAAAAGTACGGCTGATTGCCGTACCTGATCCGCCCCAGCTCGCGATTGTGGGCTGGGGCTTTCTGCTGCGACCTAGGATGGCGTCATGGCATTCACTGAAGAGCTCGACCTGTTCCTGTCTGACTTCGGCGTGCCGGTGTCGGCCGGTGCGGTGACGGGCGTCGGCGTGCTTGACATGCCCAGCCAGGTAGTGGCCGACGGCATGGTGCTGACCACCGATTACAAGCTGACGGTAAGGACCTCGGTCTTTGGCGGGCTGCTTTACGGCGACGGCATCACGGTTGACGGGGTGAACTATCAGGTTCGCGAGGCCATGAAGGTCGACGACGGCAAGTTCACCGAGCTGATGCTGACCAAGCTGGCACCGGACGCGGTGGCACCTGGCGGCCAGCCGCGTGAGTTCGGCCTGCAGGATCTGGCTGACGTAAACATCACGAACGCCCAGCAGGGTGACGCGCTGATTTACGACGGCACTGACTGGGTGGATACCAATGAAATCGACGGCGGAGGCGCCAGCTGATGGCTACGACTCGCCAACGGATCAAGCTGCGGCGTGACACGGCCGCCAATTGGACGGCAGCCAACCCAGTGCTTGCTGCTGGCGAGCTGGGCTATGAGAGCGACACCAAGCAGGCCAAGATCGGCAACGGCATTGCCACCTGGAGCCAGCTCGAGTACGCGCCGCTCAACCGCAATCCAATCCTGCAGTCGATCCAACTGCTGACGACCGGCGGCAATGCTGACGCCGCTGGCGAACTGGCGTGGAACGAGGATGATCAGACGCTCGACATTGCGAAGGGCGGCGGCACGGTGTTGCAGGCTGGCCAGGAACTGTCGTTCTTGGTTCACAACGGCACCGCAAATACAATTCCGAACGGCTCGGCGGTGATGTACGCCGGCACCAACGGCAACAGTGGCCGGCTGTCCGTGGCGCCAATGATCGCCAATGGCAGCCTGCCTGGCTATGTCTTTATTGGCGTGCTGACTGAAGACATTGCGCCGGATGCGGATGGTTTCGTTACTACCTTTGGCAAGGTGCGCGGCATCAACACCAGTGGCTACCCCGAAGATTCGATCTTGTGGGCCAACCCTGCAGTGCCAGGCGGCTTCACTTTGATCGAGCCTGACGGCCCCAACTTGAAACTGCCAATCGCGGCAGTGATCAGCTCCGCCAACAACGGCACGATTTTCGTGCGGGCAAACACGGGACAGAACCTTGCTGATTGCCATGACGTTGAAACCAGCGGGGCGCAAGACGGCGACGTTCTGACTTGGAATGACGCGGCAAACAGGTGGGAGCACGACCCACCGGTAAACGGCTCCGCTCCGCGCAGCATCACGATCGCCGGGCCGCTAGCGGGTGACAGCTTCACACTGTTTCGCACCAGCCGCGAGACCACGATCGCCAGTGTGGTGGGCTTGGTGTCTGGCGGCTCGGTAACCTACGAACTTCGCTACGCCAGTGATCGCTCGACAGCTGGCGCGCTGGCAACGGTCCCCGACACCGTGACGAACACAACGACCGGCGACACTGCCACGCTCCAGAACCAGCCGATTCCAGCCGATCGCTGGGTCTGGGTAGAGATCACCAGCGTGACAGGCACGGTGGACGAGTTCAGTTTGTCCATTGCTTTTTGATCTAGACTGACCCCAACAGAGGAGCCCCTCGATTCATGGCCACCTTCAATAAGTTCCACTCCCTGGTCGAAGCGCTTGCTGAGGGCGCCCACAACTGGCAGACCGCAACTCTGACGGTGGCGCTGAGCAACACGTTGCCTGTCAACACCAACACGGTGCTGGCCAACATCACCCAGATTGCTTACACCAACATTCAGAACGGCACCACGACTGGTCGCGACCTGACTGGCGTGACTTCGTCTCAGACCAGTGGCACCTACAAGCTGGATGCCAACGATCTGGTGCTGACCGCCACCGGCACGGTGCCCACATTCCGCTATGTGGTGCTCTACAACAACAGTGCGACCAACGACGAGCTGATTGGCTGGTACGACTACGGCGCCACTGTTGACCTTCTGAACGGCGAGACCTTCACGATCACCTGGGACGCTGCAGGCATCCTGACCCTGGCCTGATAATTGACTCGGAGGCAGTTCGGTGGCTGTTGCCCATAGCGCTGCCTCGGAGTCCCATACCGGGACAACAGGTTCATCCAACCAGGCGGCGTTCTCGTGGACGCACACCCAGACGGGCACTCCTCGGGGGGTGGTCGTTTTCGTCTCGACGTATGCCAGCGTTGCAAACTTAATCACCAGCGTCACCTACGGCGGCGTTGCATTAACGCGACTGACTGGCGGCTTGGCGCAGGACGGCGCCGGAGAATCAGGCCGACTTGATGCGTTTTTTCTGGGCAGTGGACTCGGCACCGGCAACCAGACGATCACGGTCACCCGGACCAACAACGCCACGGTGATGTACGCCTCGGCGGCCACCGTCACCGCTGGCGCCGATACCGCAGTCCCTACCAACACCATCGTCCTGCTCCAGGGGGATGGCACCCTCACAGTCCAGAGTGTCAATGACACCTCACCAGGGCAAAACAGCGTTCGGTACGCGGGCGCTTATTCCGGCCTAAACGCACCCCCAGCCGCTGGCACGGGCAGCACTCTGCTCAACAGCATCGACATCGGCAACTATGGCTCCGCACTGGTGCGCGAGACCACCGCCGGTCAAGGTGCCCGCAACGTCGGCTTCAGTGCCGCCACAGACGACCGTGCGGTGGTCCACCTGGCCATCCGCGAGCTGGTGCCCCGCACCGAGACGCCAATCGTCGGCACTTTCACGCTGACGGGCAATGCGGCGGATCTCACTGTTGCCAGCCCGAAGGTCATCGAGCCTGTCGTCGGCACGTTTACGCTGACAGGCAATTCCGCTGACACCCGCCGCAACGTCTCAGCCGCCGGAGACAGGGGCCAGTTCTTCCTTCCAGAGCGCAACCTCGTTAGCTACAGCGAAGAGTTCAATAATGCGTATTGGGACAAGCAAGCTTCGTCTATTACCGCAGATGCAGCAGCGGCTCCCGATGGAACACTTACCGCCGACCGTCTAATTGAAGCTGGTGGACTTGGACTCCATGAAGTAAATGTTATAAAGAATTTAGATCCAGGCAAAAGTTATGCTATTTCGGTTTACGCAAAAGCAAATACACGAACACGAGTTCGCGTTGAAGGTTATACAAATTCCTGGGATTCCTTGCCCCAAGGCATTTTTGATCTTTCTAGCGGAAACGTTGTTTCATCAAGTGGCAGTTCAGCAGCAACCATTGAAGCAGTAGGCAACGGCTGGTATCGCTGTACTGTTTACGGTATCCCGACTGAAAGCCTCAGCGGTTGTAGGTACGGCCTTGTTCAGTCCGGTACTACGTATTTTTACTCCGGCGACGGTGCAAGCAATCTGTATATATGGGGCGCCCAACTTGAGGAGGGCTCTCTAAGCGACTACGACCCAACTGGTCCAAGCATCGCAACTCGCACCGACCTTCGCCACAACGCCACAGTCATTGGAAGTAAAGGCACGTTCTCCCTGACGGGCAACGATGCCACGCTGACTGTCAAGGTCCCGGCAGTCCTGGAGGCAGCCACTGAAACCTTCGCCTTCACGGGCAACCCAACAACATTCCGTCTTGGCCGCAACGTCGCCGCCGACCGAGGCACCTTCCTTCTCACTGGCAACCCCGCCACTCTCAGCAAGACCAGCAGTCTCGAAGCAGAACGCGGCCTGTTCACCCTTACTGGCGGCGCCCCAACGCTTCGACGCGACTTCAGGCTGACTGCCGAAACCGGCACATTCAACGCCACCGGCCAGCCAGCCACGCTGCGCCACAACCCGAGCATTGAGGCAGCCACCGGGTCATTTGCACTCACTGGCGGCGATCCTGCTCTACTGCGCGGCCGCTACCTCAGCGGAGGCGCTGGCACCTTTATTGAAACAGGCCAGCCGGCCACCTTCCGCCGCACTTGGGCGCTTGGCGCCGAAGCCGGCGCGTTCAACCTGATAGGCAAGCCAGCCGCGCTCACCGAGCTCGGCGCCTACGAAATCGACCCAATCGTCGGCTCCTTCGCGCTTGCCGGGCAGCCGGCTCAGCTAGCGCAAAGCCAAAGTCTGCCGGTTGAAGCCGGCACTTTCATCCTGAGTGAGCAGCCAGCAGCGCTGCGCCAGAACCAAGCCATAACTCCTGACGCTGGCGCTTTTGAGCTCAGCGGCAACCCGGCCACTATCCGCCGAAATCGCAACACTGAAGCCGCGTTTGGTGCGTTCGCGCTCACCGGCAACAACGCGGAACTGCAGCAGGGCTATCGCCTTGACGCCGCAGCCAACCAGTTCCTGCTCACTGGCAACCCGGCCACCCTTTCCAAGCAATCGGCCAAGCAGCTCGGCGCAGCTACCGGTGCCTTCGCTCTGTCTGGCCAGCCGGCCAGCCTCGTGGCAGATCGCTTGGCATCCGCCAATCGCGGCCTGTTGGCGCTCACAGGCCAGCCGGCCAACCTGTTGCAAGGCGCGGCGATCGGCGTTCAGTCCGGCGCTTTCAGCCTTGCCGGCCAGTCGGCCACCTTCAGGATCAGCAGGTCTTTGCCGGCCCAGAGTGTAGCTTTTGCTTTAACCGGAAACAGCATTGCACTCACCGAAGCTGGAGACTTCCAGCTAGTCGCCGACAGCGGGTCGTTCGTGCTGACAGGTCTCTCCGCAGCATTGGCCAAGTCTGGCGGCGGGCGTCGTCGAAACGTCCTCATCTTCTAGAAAAGTCCCGCGATTGCCCGCGCCTCGCTCCATTCAATACCGCTAATCTGATGCCATGACCAAGCGCGAACAGATCCTCGCCGCCATCCGCACGGCGCTGAACGGCACCGCCGGTGTCGGCAGCCGGATCTACCGGTCCCGCGTCGAACCGTTGGCCAGGCAAGAGTCTCCGGCTGTCATCGTCGAACCGATCAAGGATCGCTGCGAGCAGAACACCAGCCTGCCAACACTGGACTGGAGTTTGCTGGTCCGAGTCGCCGTCGTCATCCGCGCCAACGTGCCTGATCAGGCCGCGGATCCTGTCGTCGAATCTCTCCACTCAAAACTGATGGCTGATCTGACCCTCGGGGGTCTCGCGATCGACATTCAGCCATTTCAGGTAGAGTTCCAAACTGTGGAGGCTGATGTGCCCGCAGGCGTCGTGATGTGCGACTACCTCGTCAAGTACAGAACCTCTGTTGTGAACCTCGGAACCTGATGATGGCTATCACAATCGATGAATACCATGGTCAAGGAGGCTCCTA